TTGCGATATAAATTCTGTGCCTTAAAGCCCAATAGTCCAAGCGTGTCCCAAGGGATGACACGATTGTCATCCTGGTGCACAAGCAAATTATCGTCACCTTGAACCAACATTCGAACGTAAGTTTTGAATTGGTTGGGAGTGATACCACTCTTGAAGATGCAATACATATGCATTAGACCATTTAACACAGAATTAAAAACGGATGTGTAGGGGTCACCAGATTTTCGAGTGCCATTCACGTTATATTTCACTCCATGAGAAGTCTTCCCATGAGTTGAAACATTAGCTCTCATCAAATCAATGACCGGTTTACTTGCGCCGAACCTTCTCGCCAAATAAATCTCCAGCTCACAAAGTTCGACGCCAATTGAGGCATCATACGCTGATATGTCGTTCTCAAACGGCCTACCTGTAAAATGCCATAAGTACTCGGCCAACTGTCGACTGTCGGCCCCGGAAGTAAACCAAACAAAGTGGTCCTGGTTCCAAATTCTCTTTACTTCTCCCTGTACCGCCATAAAAAACGGACCCATGATGGCAATAAACTCGGGCTGGGCTCCTTGAATTAATCGCGGGGCCTTCTCGAGCTCATCACCAGGTGAGTTGTAAAGATTATTCTCAACCTTGACGAAAGCTTTACGCTTAGTGAATTTATAACATTCACTCTTTGTTAGGTTATTACCTTCCCAGATGCCATCAGCTTGCAATCGCTGATGTGCCTCTAAGATGGTACGCTTCACACTAGGTGAAGCATTTGAATTCTTGAGATAACTGTGGATGTCGACTGGTCGCACTTTCCTAAAATTGGGGAAGAGGACACCAAACCACCGCTTCACGAAGGATGTGAATGAAACCATCTCAGCCAGATCAACGGCTGGAGTTGGCTTCAACACACGTGCCTTCAGAGCTTCTATCTCGTTGTGCATGTTGGGAGCAAAGGACGTTGGGGGGTACTGCTTCCTTTCGAATGCAGTAAATTGTTGGATGCGGGTGAGTTGAGGGTCTTTATGTGCAGTTGGAATCTGTATCTTACCTTTAGTTACATTCAGAAGTGTTCGGACAGCATTCTTACCCGGATACTTGTAAAACAAGTTCCACGCAGATGCCGACATTACAATCTAAATAAAACTCTCAGTAAATACAAAACCAACAATGGATATCTCAAGGCAACCGCCAAGTTGCGATACGTAATGGCGACACCTCTGAAAAACCCAAAGATTAGAGTTCTATATTGCAAGCCCACTAACCGCACAGTAGACGGATGAGTCATGACATGGCGCCAAGAGGCAGCCGCGAAATCCCTAAAAATGCGATCGGTTTCTGGACTAGGTCTGTTGATATTCTCCACAAACTGTCCAAAAGCCTCACGCATCTCCGGAGTTTCCCC